CAGGATCACCTCAGGGATGCCTCAGGACTGCTGAAGAAAACGTGAGAAGAAAGAATGCCTGAGTATGGATATATGGGACATCCCATGAAATCCTCAGGACCACCTCAGAACCACCTCAGAACCACAACGGAACCAGACACCTTATAATATACATAGGAAACTGTTGCATATTTGTCACACTTTGGAGGATATTCAGAAAAAATGGGATATCCCAGAATTTTTTTATTCTGGAGGTGTTGACAGCATCGGACGGTATACTTATGTACTGGGCCACCGCAACACAACGAAGGAACGAAACGATGGAAACAACTAAGATACTCAAGGCTTCAACAACCCATAACTGGGAGAAGTACACATTCACTGAGGAAGAGTTCAAAGCATCATACAACGAATTCGATAATAACTGGAGCATCACTCACCCGGTTCTAGGTTGTTCGAAGGGCAGGGACACTCCCGAAGAAGCCCTGAGAAATGTATTGTACGAGCATGGATGTTCTGATATCACTATTCACGACGAAACCACTGAACAGAAAGGAAACGAAACAATGTCGAAGATCGAAGCCGTGGAAGTAACCGCCGAGACCATCAACAAGGAACTGGTCAAGGCCGTCAAGACCGATGCGAAGGTAGCACGAAAGTTGGTGCTGGAGGTTCATCCGTTCGCAGCGAACATAATCTGGAAAGAGACGAACGGCGCATGGCCCACAAAATCTCTCACTGTCAAGATGATAGACGCTAGCCAGACGCTACAGGACATGTTCGTCGGTCTATCTCAGGCTGATCGTTCGAACCACGTTCGAGACATCAAGTTTGTGTCTGAGAATTTCGATGCGGTAGTAGCCGAGGGAGAGACGAACGGGTGGCGGAAGATTGATGCCATGCGGAAGGCTATCCAGAAGGCTCAGAAGGCCGCTGAGAAGGCTTCTCAGGAAGCTACCGAGGAAACTACCGAGGAAGCTACTGAGGGAGCTACTGAGGGAGCTACCGAGGAAGCTACCGAGGAAGTGCCGACGATCAGCATCAACGACATCATGTCGGCGATCATGCGACACATCCCTGAGGCTACCACAGCACAGCTACTCAGGGTAGCAGAAGACCTTGACGTGTGGCTTCTCGGAGGTGCGCCCGAGGAACTCACAGGTCAGGAGTTGCTTGACGCTCTAGGTGACAAAGCCTTCGCAAACAAGTGACCTCTCGGAACCCCTTGACACCCGTCAGGGGGTTCTATAGAGTTCATTTGTCAACATGAAAGGAAAAGAGATGATCCGATACGAAGTAAAAACCCCGCACAAGGCATTCGTTGGTTGCGAGGACACTCTTGAAGAAGCCAAAGCATACATCGCTGGTTTGATAGAGGCGGGAGTTGAAATTCTCAAGGTCGAGTATTTCGACAAAGAACAGCGCGTTACAGACATTCGCAACGGTAATTTTAACACGCCAACTATAAAAGAAGGAAACTGAACTATGACTAAACTTGTGAAAATCGTTGGTATCATATCCGCATTCGTATCCATAACATGCGGCCTGATATCCCTGATGGTGATCGGTCCTGAACATTTCGGGTTGATACCCATGATGGGGTTGACGGCGGGAAGCGTGTTAGGTATGGTAGCGTTCGCTGCATGGATGACGGAAGACATGATGTAAAATCTGGGATGTCCCAGAAAACATGAAAGGAAACTGAACTATGGAAAACAAAACATACACTTTTACGTGTTGGGAAGACGGTCAACGCTACCCCTGCGCCACTGTCACACCGCTGGGCAACGGCCTTGCCATCTACGGGCGGGTGGGTCTCTACGAGGAGACTATTCCAGTAGACGAAGCCTTCGCAAAAGCCCGTGAAACAGCGGCGCTGCTAAACTCTAGATACTAAAGGAAACTGAACAATGAATATGTCAATCAAACAACTCGGCTCTAACATGACTGAGCTACAGAACACCAAGGCCAACGTCTCGGTATTGTTCAGTTATGAAACCCCGGTAGCTGGGTGGGACTGCAAGGGACCATTCAGGACAACGGAATACTTCAGTCGCACCACGTCGAAACATATCAATAAATACCTGAGGCTGTACGGTGGTGAAGATCACTGTAGACAACTAGACCAGTCTATGATAGAAAGTATCTGTGAAACATGGGATGTCCCAGAAAATTGAAAGGCGAAGACATGACTAAGAAAGAACTAGCAGAAACAGTGAAATTTAAGATTGAATTCATGCTCATGATGATGCGCGTTGGGCGCGAGGAGGAAGCAGAGAGATCACTTCAGGAAGCTATGGATGTTCTTAACGATGCTATCGAGGAGGACGACGAATGACTGCTAGAGTGTGGACCAAGGAACAGACACAGGAAACAATCAAGGCACTCCGAAGGGCGGGGTACACCATCCCGCCCAAGGGGGACACTGGAATGTACAAGACAGAAGAGGAATACGCACCGGGTAAAAAAGTTTTTGTTGCAATGGTGGGAACAAGGGGGTACCTTGTCAGTTACTGGGATGGATTATTTCAAGAGGAGATTGAAGAATGAGTAACCATGAAAATGAAATGCTGAAAGAACAACTCTTTGACGAATGGCTGGAGCATCTGGAGTTGTTTGTTGGGTGGCCGAAAGGCGATCCTGAAACCTACAAAGAAGCTGCACGTAAAACCGAAGAAGAATGGCTGGAGATGAACAGATGAACCACGAAACTCAGGAAATCATTTCGAAACTACGGAAAGCAGGAGAAAAGATAGCAATGCAACACGCACATGGTAGCCCATACGATAGAGGATCAGCGGACAGATACTACAGCCGCAACTACAGCCCACATTGGTGGCCTAATGGAACCGGCAAGGGGTACAAGGTACCTCGTGAGATGATGACTGCGGCCCAGATTGCAGAGTATTTGCAGGGCTGGCGTGAACAGGAATACAGAAAGGATTGGGGCTAATGTTAGGAATAATGTGGAAGAAGATATGTAAGCATTGGAAAGTAGAGGAGCGTATATTCTTCTGTTGGATTATAGTTTTACTTGCTTATGTGGAGGTGTTCTTATGAAAGAGAAACATTTAGTTGCATACATGGAAACTGCCTACGCATTCGCTGAGTGTAGCACGGCACGGAGGTTGAAGGTGGGGTGTATCATTGTGAAGGACGAAAGGATTATATCCATCGGATACAATGGTACACCCTCAGGGTGGGATAACAATTGCGAATCTGAGATATACAGCACGAGTGTGGGCGATAATCCGAGACTAGTGACGAAGCCTCAGGTTCTACATGCGGAGTCCAATGCGATAGCCAAGCTTGCTAGGTGTACCGAGAGCGGAGAAGGCGCGACGATAGTGTGTACTCATGCACCCTGCATGGAGTGTGCCAAATTAATCTTGCAATCTGGGATCATCCGTGTTATATACTCAGAAGACTATAGAAGCACGGAGGGTCTGGAGTTCCTGACTCAGGGCGGTGTTAATGTTGTACAAGCTAAGATGGAGGTTATAGAAGCATGAATATATTCTACCTACACGAGAACCCGGAACGCTGCGCCGAGATGCACTGTGACAAGCACGTGGTCAAGATGATACTGGAGACTGCCCAGCTACTCAGCACAGCGCACCATGAGATCGACGGGGAGCCTAGTGTTGAGTGCTACAAAGCAACGCACAAGAACCACCCCAGCGCAGTGTGGGCTAGGGAAAACCGTAGCAATTACATATGGTTGTGGAACCTTCTTAATAGTTTGTGCAAGGAGTACACGAAGAGATACGGAAAGGTTCACAAGACCGAGAGGATCGGTATGGTGAGGGACTTGGGCAACTGTCCATATGAATTACGCAACGGTCCCTTCACTGAGCCACCCCAGTGTATGCACGACTACTGCAAGGTGCCTGAGAATACCATCATGGCGTACCGTAACTACTACATCAACGAGAAATCTTACATGGCCCGGTGGCAGTTTACATCAGAACCAATCTGGTATACCATCGGCATGGCCGCACAAATGAAGGAGATTGCATGATGCCTAAGAAATACAACTGGAGCTACGAAGAAAAGATCACCGCCGAGGAGTTTCTATTGCGACTTGTGCCTATGGTAAACGGTCCCGTTCAGACACTATGGGAGTGTGATGGGGATATGTTTATGTCTGACTACGCCGTGCTATGCGATGCAGCGGCACGTCTAAGGAACTACAAAGACCAAGTAAATGCTAAAGAAAAGGACAAGTAAATGCGATGTAAAATCTGTGATGTTAAACTAAATAATTCAGAATTACTTCGAAAGGATATCGAAGGTAATCACATGGACACCTGCAACAAGTGCATCGGTGCCATCTATGAAAACACGGATGAGTTCGATTTCATTCTGGATGTAAACTTAGTGGTTGACAAGGAGGAGGAAGAAGTATAGTATACTAAGGTATCCTAAGGAGATAGATTATTAATCATTAATGTTATTCTCCTTAGGATACTTAAGAAATCTGGGATGTCCCATAATTTAGAAAGGATTGGTTATGTCTATCAAAGATGGTCGTCGTAAGGCACCGAAGAAGAAGAACCCTGTCGCTCGTGACATGCACAAGTTCAACAAGCGGAAGGTCTTTCGTAGCCAGAAGAGCAGGCTGGTAACTGAAGCAATCGATGAGGAACTGAAGGAGTACATGAGAGGTGACTATGATGGATAGCGTATGGATTGTCTTCTCATATGACGGGTACGACAGTTCCAAGGTTCTCAAAGTCTTCACGTCCGAAGAGATGGCATTGGAATATCGGGACTACGTTACAAAGCTAGGAGATGAGAGGTGGAATGGTTTCTATGTTAAAAAGTTTTCGGTTGAGAAAGGTAGTTGACAATGGAATTTTTTTCCTGTAGTATAATGGGTGTAGTATGAACGCAATGTATGACACAATAGAGGAGTGTTGAATATGATTACAGAAGGAACAGTTGCTTTTTCGAACCTCGAAGAGACGGAACGCTACAACGGACAGGACACTGGGAAGTACTCCATCGTCCTCACGCTGGAGCCTGACGAAGCAGCCAAGCTGGCACAGGAGGGAGTCAAACTCCGTGAGTACAAGAACCAGCCGCAGCGTAAGTTCGTCACCAAGTTCTCCGGGTTCCCGGTGCTTGATGCGGAAGGAGATCAAATCTCCAAGTACATTCCGTACGGCTCCAAGGTTCGAGTGATGTGGGAACCGGGCAAGCCCCACCCGCAACACGGCGTTGCTCCGTACTTCAAGAAGATCAAAGTTCTTGAGATGGCGGAACAAGTCGGAGCGGACGACGAGGACTTCTGATGGGGGAGTCCACCTTCATTGGCAAGGCTCCGTGTCCATCATGCAGGGAGAGTGGCGAGGACAAGTCAGGTGACAACCTCGCAGTCTACGATGATGGGCATGGGTACTGCTTCAAGTGTGGTCATGTGGTGTCGGGGGGATCAATCGATCCCTCCACACTACCCACAGAAAATCTGGGATCATCCCATAAAACGAGAGGACTAGAGATGGTTGGTGTATCAGGACCAATTAGTGACAGGAAGATATCCCAGCGGATCGTTGAGAAGTACGGCGTGACGCTGGAGCATGACAGAGAAACTGGTCAGACACTCAAGCACCACTACCCCTACCACGAACAGGGTGGTGATGTAGTCGGAACCAAAGTACGCAACTGCCCAAGCAAGGAGTTCTATACCACGGGCACATTGGAAGGCACTGGTCTGTTCGGACAGAATGTCTGGAGCAAGGGCGGTAAGTTCGTGACTGTTACCGAGGGTGAGATAGATGCTATGGCTGTGGCTGAGATGTTCGATGGGAAGTATCCCGTCGTCAGTCTGAAGCGTGGTGCAGCGGCAGCATCGAAGGACATCAAGGAAAGTCTGGAGTGGCTGGAGACGTTCGAGAAGGTAGTCATCTGCTTTGATAATGATGCGGCTGGAAAGAAAGCATCTCAGGAAGTGATGTCTATCTTCTCACCGGGCAAGGCCAAGGTGGTGTCCCTCCCGCTCAAGGATGCAGGAGAGATGCTACAGCGTGGTAAGGTGCAGCAGTTCGTGAAGTCATGGTGGGGAGCGGAGGAGTATAAACCTGCCGGTGTCATCTCACTGTCTGACGAGACTTGCTGGGATGCGTTCGTCAACCGTGGCAAGGCGGAGATTATCCCCTTCCCTTCCTCGTTTGGTACGCTCAACAAGATGATGAACGGTGGCATGGGGGCAGGGGAGGTGACCGTGATCGGTGCCTTAACATCTGTAGGTAAGACCACTTTCGTTACTAACCTGTTGTACGGTATGTACAAGGAGACGAACCGAAGGATCGGTGCGGTGTTCCTTGAGTCATCCATCGGTGAGACTACGGAGAACGTGGTCAGTGTCGTGGGTGGTGTGAACATCAAGCAGATACCGGAGGAGGAACGGGACTACAGTGGTTACCGTAAGTTCTACGAAGAGGTGAAGGAGAGCGACAGGATTCATATCGATGACCACATGGGATCATCTGACATTGACGACCTGTTCTCTCGTATGCGCTACCTCATCAAGGGACTAGACTGCGAAGTGATTATCCTTGATCCTCTACAGGCTGCGGTGCAGTCCAACGAGAACGGGTTGATCGATGACTTCATGGACAGGTGCCTGAAGATTGCCAAGGAAACCAACGCGGCTATCATCATCGTGTCCCATCTGCGTAAGCCTAGTGTCAAAGACCCTCACGATGTCAACGAGTACGACATGAAAGGGTCTGGGTCCATCAATCAGATAGCATTCAACACGCTGCTACTCAGCCGCGACAAGCTATCCGACGATGACTACACTCGTAACTGTACCAAGGTGCAGCTTGTGAAGTGTCGTCGCACAGGACGGACAGGACATGCTGGCTGGCTGTACTATGAGATGGACACAGGACGTATGGTGGCGGGTGCAGCACCTGAAGTGCATGAGGTTGCCGATGAAGAATTCTGATTTAGGAAAGCTTAATCGTTCCTTGTACATAAAGATGCGTACCAACTACGCCTGTGAGATATGCGGAGGTACGTATCCCGAGGAGGTTCTTGAGTTCCACCATCGTGATCCATCAAAGAAGGAGTTCGGATTGAAGTCTTCCAAGTGGAGGTCACATAGGTTGAACAAAGAACTCTTTCAAGAAGCAGCGAAGTGTGCTATACTATGTAGTAACTGCCACAGGTTAGAACACGTAGCTTTGAAAAACGGTGAGACACTGATCCATGACAAAGAAGCTTATACTCGATATCGAAACTACCGCTTTGCCCGTAAGCAAGGTATGGATGGTAGGTACGATGGAACTGACTACGAAAAGCAAGAGGAATTTTTTGAAACCTTATGCAGAAACTGCACAGATACAGGAGGATATTGATGATGTGGACATTGTTATCGGTCACAATATCATTAATTTTGATAGGCCCGTTCTAGAAGAACACCTTGGTATCTCGTTCGATAACGTACAGGTAATCGACACTCTGGTTCTCTCACGTCTGTTCAACCCACAGCTAGACGGAGGACATTCCCTGAGAGCATGGGGTGAGCGTCTTCACTTTGCGAAGGGTGACCACGATGACTGGACCAAGCTATCTGATGAGATGATTAAGTATTGTGAGCGTGACGTAGAGGTGACTGCCAAGTTGTACACTACCCTCTGCGAAAGGCTTGCTCAGTTTCCCGGTGAGTCCATCGAACTGGAGCATAAGGTTCAGGAGATCGTGTCTCAACAGGAACGCAAGGGTTGGGTGCTTGACCTTGAGAAAGCTTTCGATATCCAAGCACGTTTGAAACAGAGAAGTATGGAGGTTGAAGATGAAGTACATAAAAGGTTCACGCCGCTACCGGTATTTGTTAAAGAAGTCCATCCAAAAACTAAGAAGGACGGTTCCCTTAGTTCTGTTGGTCTTCGCTTTCTTGGGGATGATGTCGATACCGTTGGTGGCACATTTTCACGCATAGACTGGCCGGAGTTTAATCTAGGTTCACGCCAACAGATTGGTAGGCACCTGAAGTTCTACGGGTGGAGTCCCTCCTCTTTCACGGAGAAAGGACATGCCATTGTTGACGAGAGTATTCTATCTGAGGTGGACATACCCGAAGCCAAACTAATCGCTGAGTATCTACTGCTACAGAAGAGATCAGCACAGGTTCAGTCTTGGATAGAAGCGGTAGAGGAAGACGGCAGAGTGCATGGCAGGGTCAATACGATTGGTGCAGTCACGGGACGGATGACGCACAGTAACCCCAACATGGCACAGGTTCCTGCCTCTTACTCTCCGTATGGTACTGAGTGCCGGGAGTGCTGGACAGTACCGAAAGGTTTCAAGCTTGTAGGTGTGGATGCCGCTGGCTTGGAGCTTAGAATGTTAGCCCACTACATGAACGATGAGGAGTACACACATGAAGTCACGAACGGAGACGTACATACAGCAAACCAGAAAGCTGCTGGCCTTTCAACAAGAGACAACGCTAAAACTTTTATCTATGCTTTCCTCTACGGCGCAGGAGATGCCAAGATCGGAAGCATTGTCGGTGGTTCTCGAAGAGACGGAGCAGAACTTAAAGAAAAGTTTCTCTCTAACACACCATCTCTTCGAACTCTACGGGAACGAGTCATACGGGCAACCAAGCGGGGCCACCTCAGAGGACTAGACGGTAGACGATTGATAATCCGAAGTGAACACGCAGCCTTGAATACACTTTTACAGTCAGCCGGTGCAATAGTTATGAAGAAAGCATTGACAATACTGAATGAGTATGCTATCATACATGGTATAGACTACAGCTTTGTTGGTAATATCCATGATGAGTTTCAAGTTGAAGTTAGGGAAACTCAGGCAGAAAAGTTTGGATGGTTGGCAGTAGAGTGTATCAAGGCGGCGGGTGACAGGTTGGATTTGAGATGCCCACTGGACGGTGAGTACAAAGTCGGACACAACTGGGCAGCTACCCATTAATCTGGGACATCCCATAAAATAGGAGATTGAAATGAAAAGTATCGACACTCTCGTAGAAGATATCTATACCCTCATGAAGGATCGTAACTCTGACAAGGGTGTCGATGTTGAAGCTGAGATCGACAAGTTCGGTGAGGCAATGAAGGACATCATGCGTAAGGAGTTCCTTCCTACCTCCGGTCCCCGTGACGGACGTAAGCTTCGCCTCTCATCTGTAGGCAAGAACGATCTGGTCCAGTGGTTTGCATACAACGGCTACCGTGGTGAGCGTATCAAGCCCTACACCCTCATCAAGTTTATGTACGGACACATGATTGAAGAGATGCTCCTCCTGTTCACCCGTCTGGCTGGACATGAGGTGACCGATGAGCAAAAGGCTGTATCTGTCGGTGGTGTGGTGGGTCACATGGACTGTAAGATCAACGGCATTGTAACTGACGTTAAGTCCACCACCAAGTACGGACTCATGAAGTTCAAGGACCGTACACTAGCAGCCAACGATGACTTTGGTTATGTCGATCAGATCAAGGCGTATGCCCATGCAGAGGGAGAACGTAAGTGGGCATGGCTGGCAATGGATCGTGACAGCGGTAAGCTTGCTGTCCTTGAGTACGACCTTGATAACGAGGACGATCCAATGCACGAACACTTTTCAGAAAGCATAGAGGAAAGGATAGAACACGTAAAAAAGTGCGTAAAGCAGGAAGACCGACCTTCAAGATGCTACTCTCCACAGGAGGATGGGAAATCAGGAAACTTAAAACTCTGTACTACCTGCTCTTACTGCCAATACAAGAGAATTTGTTATCCAGAAGTCCGCGCCTTTCATACTGGCTCTGGTCCCAAGTTCTTAACTACCGTCGTAAACGTACCAAAAAATCGAAAGGGTAATGCCTACCCTGAGATCAACCTAGACCAAGAGGAGAACAACTATGATTGAATTTAAAGTAGTCAACACGCCCCGACATGATCGCTTTGAGGAGCAGATAACTGCACTGTTGAATGACGGATGGACTCTCCAAGGTAGTCCCTTCGTGTCTCAGACAGGCGGCATGACTCAGGCTCTGACCCGTGAAACCAAAGCTACTCGGTCTAAGAAAAGTGCCTCCGAAGTATCGGAATAACTTTGAGAAAACAGCGGGACTCCTTCTAAAGGATCACTGTAAGTACGAACCTGAGAAAGTCCCCTACGTCGTCCATCGGAATTACATCCCTGATTTTGTAGGTCGTAACGACAAGAACAGGATTGATATTCTAGTGGAAGCTAAAGGTTTCTTTAGAGTAGGGGACACTCAGAAATACAAAGCCATAAGGGACAGTCTCCCTAAGAAGAAGCAGCTAGTCTTCCTTCTTTATAACCCCAACAAGAAACTGAGGAAGGGTAGCAAGATGACGATGGCTGAATGGTGTGAGAAGGAGAAGTTCAAGTGGTATACCTTGGAGGATATTACAGATGCCTTTACCAATTAAAGAGTTTATTGAGAGACTATCAGAGGTAACTGATCCTCCTCTGTTGTGCGAGTTGCTGGGGTTGTCTAGTCAGGATATTCTAGAGAGATTCTCAGATGTTCTTGAGGATCGTATCGATGTTCTAAGAGAAATTTATGATCTTGACTTTGACGACGTTATGTTGTATAATAGGGAGTACGACGAATGAATGTTGAACTGATAGACAATATGGGTTCTGATCTCACTGTCGTAAATGCTGCCAGAGTTTCATTTGATAAAGGTTCCGAGTGGAACTTTTGGAATGACGATGGTGTCGTAAAAAAATACATGAAGCCTAAGGATGTTGATCTTATAGGTTACCTCGCCAAGCACAAACACTGGTCCCCCTTTAGCCACCCCCAGCTACAGTTTAGAATCAAGGCTCCCATCTTCGTAGCCAGACAACTGGGTAAGCATCAGGTGGGTCTAGCTTGGAACGAGATATCCCGTAGATATGTCGATACTACTCCTGAGTTTTTCTTTCCAGAGGTGTGGCGGAAATACTCAGAGGACAAGAAGCAGGGATCGTCCAATGAGATCATAGACATCAACCCTAAAAATCTAATGACGGACCCTTACCAATCGTCTGTTGATAGAGCGATGTGGACCTATGACTATCTTCTCGAAAAGGGTGTGTGTCCTGAGCAAGCTAGGATGGTACTACCACAGGCAGCTTATACGCAATGGTTCTGGACAGGTTCTCTTTACGCTTTCTCTCGTATCTGTAACCTGAGGATGGCCGAAGACAGTCAGAAGGAGACGAGAGAGATAGCCAAGGGTATTGACAAACACTGTGAAAAGTTGTATCCTAATAGTTGGACAGCCTTAAGAAGGAGTGAGTGATGAAACGTGATGATATATTAGAGAAAGCTAAGGAACTGATTAACGGAGATCGTAAGAAGGACTATGGTGATGCTTGGTTAAATCATAAGAGGATTGCAGATTATTGGTCCAACTATTTTGACGACGAGGTAAAATTTACACCGACTGACGTAGCTGTTATGATGATCTTGGTTAAGATTGCCAGAGTTCAGAATTCCTGCACAGACGATAGCTTTATAGACATATGTGGATATGGCGCTATTGCAGGAGAGATTTCTCAAATTATGGATTGGAAGTAAATCATGGAAGAGTATATAGAAGAAGCTTACTTCAAGGCTTTGGTAGACGAAGGACTAGACCCTGATGTTCTGTGCTTTATAGAAGAGATGGCAGCAATAAACCACAGAACAGTTACTTACTTTATCATGGAAGCTCTTGAAGATTTCAAAGCACACTTGGATCAAAATGAACAATTCTCAGAAATCACTTTCACTTCACACCACTGAAACTAAAGTATGCTTAGGCATATGCAAGCTTGAAGGGGATGTCTGCATAGGGTGTGACAGAACCATCGAAGAGATTAAACGAAAAGGAGAAAGCCAGATATGTACGGAAGAAACTCAGTAGGACCACTAGTCAAACCATGTGACGATCTTCACGCTATGAAGTATCGTCTTCAGAACGAGAGCTTTGAAGAAGCCATTAACAGACAAGCAGGAGTAATGTCGGATGATGAAGAACATCGTAGGGCGTATAAAGAGATCACTATGGACATGCGGTTCCTCGCTGCTGGCAGAGTCCAATCTGCTATGGGAAGTCCGAGGGATGTTACGGCGCTTAACTGTTTCGTCAGTGGAACAATTGAAGACTCTATGGACTCTATCATGCAGAGAGCTTCTGAAGCGGCTGAGACAATGCGTCGCGGAGGTGGGATTGGCTACGATTTCTCTATTATTCGCCCTCGCGGTTCTCGCATTGTATCTCTTGATAGTTCTGCTAGTGGCCCTGTATCGTTCATGCACATCTTTGATGCGGTATGCAGGACGATAGTATCAGCGGGTCACCGTCGTGGTGCCATGATGGGTATGCTTCGTGTTGATCATCCAGACATTGAAGAGTTTATCCGTGCTAAGAAGAACGACAAAGACCTGACCAACTTCAATGTCAGCGTGGCTGTTACCGATGAGTTCATGAGGGCGGTGGAGAAAGGTGGTAGCTTTGATCTCCAGTACAGAGGTGAGAAGTACCGTACCATCGATGCTCGTATGCTGTGGGATGAGATCATGCGTAACAACTGGGACTGGGCAGAGCCGGGTGTGATCTTCATTGATCGTGTCAACGAGGACAATCCTCTGAACTACTGTGAGACTATCGCAGCAACCAACCCCTGCGGAGAGCAACCTCTGCCTCCCTACGGTGCCTGTCTTCTTGGTTCATTCAACCTTGTTAAATATGTTGAGGATGGGAAGTTTAACTTCAACAGGATGAAGGCTGATATCCCCCATGTGGTACGTGCTATGGATAATGTCATAGACCGTACTAAATATCCCCTTGAGGAACAGCATAAGGACCATCAGGATAAGCGTCGTATGGGTCTGGGTATCACTGCCCTAGCAAACACCTTCACCCTTCTAGGGATGTCCTACGGCTCTCCTGAGTCCATTCAGTTGACGAAGAAGATCATGAAGACACTGACCTACACAGCCTATGAGGCAAGCTCTGATCTTGCAGTAGAGAAGGGATCGTTTCCTCTGTTTGAGGAAGAGGGTTATATGGCTAGTGGTTTCATCTCTCGACTGCCTAAGGACTTGCAGGATAAGATACGGAAGCAGGGTATTCGCAATAGCCACCTGACTTCCATAGCACCCACAGGTACGATCAGCTTCTGTGCCGACAACGTGTCCAGTGGTATTGAACCTGTGTTTGCCTATGAATACGACCGCACAGTTCAGCTACCTGAAGGTCCGATTGTGATGAAGATGAAGGACTATGTGTGGAATATGTTTGAGAAGAAAGGAGAACAGACGAGCGACTTGACGACTGACGATCACCTCAACATTCAGATTGCAGTTCAACCGTTCATTGACAGTGCTTGTTCAAAGACCATCAATGTCGGTGATGCTGTTACGTTTGATGAGTTTAAGGATGTATACCTGAAGGGATGGAAGGGTAAACTCAAGGGTGTTACTACCTTCCGACTAGCCGGTAAACGCTATGGTATCCTTAACGTCAGCGAGGAGAAGGATACTGATGAGGGTGCAGCCTGCTTCATAGACCCTGAGACAGGCCAGAAAGAATGCGGCTAAGTTTTCTTCCGCTTTCTACCTGACGCAGTGACAGACCAGTTTACCCTGCCGGGACCAGTTTTTTTCTTAGCCTCCATCTTGGATATACGTGAGGCTACGGACTTAGGTCTACAGGCAGGGTAAGCTCGTTTGTCGTTCTTACCGCTGCGCCCACAGGGCTTCCCTGTCTTAACGTCAGTCCATTCCTCACCAAACCATTTGCCTAGACCACCTTTAGCCACGTTTCCTCGCCTTCATCTTAGCTGTCTTCGATAGTTCTCCGAAGTGGTACAGACGTTTGCTGGTTTTGCCATGAGTTTTACCTGAGTGTAGCTGACCGTTAGGCATCTTATGCATACCACCCTTGTGTTCCGTTCCATCTCTGAAGTAGTGCTTTACACCTTTAGCCATCACGCTCTCCTTTTCGCTTTTGTCTTTCTCTTGACACGGTTATCGGCACCTCGCCAAGTTCCACCCATTCTCTTGTATTCCTTTGCAGCCCAAGCGTTTGCATAGGCAGACGGATATACCTTGAACTTTCGTTTAGCCTTGGCTTTTGCCTGTGACCATTTAGATGGGTCATTGGGTACCGATTTACTTTTACTCATCATCATCTCCTGAAAACGTCAATGGTTTTTTAAAAATATCTGCTACTCCAGCACCAGCTTCTATCAAGTCACCTACACTTTCCTCAGGTTTCAAGTCGGCTATGTATTCTGTAACAGCGAGATCAGCCCTAGTAGCTGAACCAGCGCCACCGCCTAGTTTCCTCCCTGAAGCTGTTTCAAGAGACTCAGCAACAGCTTCTCTAGTTTTAGCATCGGAAGGAATGCTGACTTCAACATTCTCTCCCTTTTCTTTTTTAGCTATCTTTAACAGATCAAATTCTACAGGAGTGGTAACACTAATCATTCTACTGTCTGCTAAAGGAGCTTTAAGACTTTTGTTTACCTTTGGAATGTTAAGAAGATCATTTTCATCGCTGACTATAACAAACATCTTTCCCTCAGGTTTAACCGTAGTTACAACATTAACGCCGCCCAAGTCAACAGCGTCACTTTTAAAACTACCCATCAACACGGGAGACTCGTTGTTCTTAAGAACACCTTCTACATTTCTTATTTTAATGTTAGGTACTTTTTGCAAAGCCTCTAGGAGTTCTTTGTTACTATTGAAACCACCTTCAGAAAATACTTCAGCAAGTTGTCTCCTGTTTACCCCTCCTAAAATTTTCCTGTTCTTCCTGATAGGATCAATGAGTTTACCAGATGCACCTGCGGAAGGGTTTCTCAAAGCAAGTCTGTATTTCTTATCAGGGTTTACATTCCAAGCACTTGAAATTTCTCTAAAGGCTACGTCTGTATCTGAACGAGATATAGCTGGCACCATGTTTCCGCCCGCTTCTCTTACAGAATCGAAGTAGTCTTGAGGTTTAAAGTCTGTAAACTTTCTGATAGCCAGACCCTCTACTTTTTCTCCTAGTTTTGAAAGACCTCTTCCGTACTGCTCATTATAAAGTTGTTGTGCGTTGACTGCTCCCATAACTTTCTTGAGGGCTGATTGTTTATTTTCAGTAAGTTTTTCTTTTCTTTTTTGCAAGGCTCTTACCTGACCATAGTTTCCCAAATCATTAGCAGCTTTAATTTTCTCCTCAATGATAGGAAGTTCTTTTGTTGCTGTATCAAACTCTTTCAAACTTAACTTAGCCCTGTTCGTCATTGCCTGTGTTACGCCCTGCCTCCGTGCGGCAATAGCTCGGGGACTTACCCTAGTTACAGCTTCATTAGTCAAACCTTTTACAGCAGCTTCGCCTAGACCAAACATCCCACCCGGTCCTTTTCCGTAGAAAGCTCTTATAAAGTTAGGGGTATTTCCTAAGCCCGACTCTGCGGTTTGTTTTGCCATTTCAGAAAGTATGTTTGAAAACTGACTTGCCGTTTCAACACCAACGCTTCTCAAATATCTAACAATTTTATTGAAAGGGAGAGCATTAAGACCTAGTGTTGCTCCAGTCCCTAAGCCGGGGTCTTTATAGAAGTCATAACTATCCACACCAACGCTAGTAGTCGTTCCTAGATATGGAACCATAGACGTGGCTAGTTGAGCTTTTTCTTTTGGAGACATTTCAGAAAGAATTTTATTAGCAACTTCTGAACCCGTTAGTCCCAGCAAACCTGCCTTAACAAAAGGAGTTTGCATAAACGCCTGACCAAGTTCTTCTCTAAACGTAGCCATCACTTAGCCTCCTCAGGTGGGTCTTGATACAAAGGTCTAGACGCCTGTTCTTTCATGATGTTTCCAAGCTTTGTTCCTAACATATTTATCTGTTCAACAGTAAATCTTTTCCTTCGAAGCTCTTGTACAAAAGATTCAGTAAGGAGATTATCAGGAACGTAAGCAATATCAAACCTGTCTTTCTGATTGTTTACTGTTTTATTTAGTTCATTAAGAGAAGCTTGGAGACTTTCTATCAGCCTAGGGTTAGCGTTGGCTGTAAATGATCTGGTAGCAGCCTCAAGAACACGAGGGATACCTACCCTTTCCTGATCCACTACCTTCTTTTCATTACGCCTTCTTATAACTTGAACAGGCATACTGGCAAAGTTCTCTACTTTTCTACTCAGTTTTCTCATTGCCTGTCTACTGCGTTCCTGACTATCTCTGTATAGCTCTGCAAACTCATTCATCTTTTCTTCAGTCAACAACTGAGGCTCCAGTTGTCTTATCTCATTCTGAAGACGCTGTTTAGAAGCAGTCAAGGGAAGCATATCTTGGTACAGGTTGTATCCCATTTCCAAAGTAAGGTTTCTTGTTCGAGGACGACTACCGGTAGCTCCCCAGAAAATTAAATCGTTTTCATTCAAAGGTCTTCCGTTTGCCCTTTCAGCCCTTCCTAAACCCAGCAGTTCCTCCGCTGTTTGAGTTTTCGCAAACTCATCTATAATTTTATAACTTCCGCCAGCGGTTATAGGTTTAAGAAGAGTTTCTAAACCGTTTGAAATTTTTTCTTCGGTAGTTATACCTGCATAGTTTTCATATACAGGCTTACCAGTTCTGTTGTCTACTCCGGTAAGAACATTCATTCCTGCCTGTACAGCAATCTTAGGAGATACGAACTGTCCTAACGCTACATTTAAAGCTTTCCCTAGAGGGTCTTCTAGTTCCTCTTCTGACAGCGTTTCACCCCCAAAGATACGCCCAGTGAGAAGCTTTATGGGACGGACTATCTGGTCAAAGGTGTTAAAAGCGGCAGAGTTAAGAGTTCTTGTTTTAATGAAAGGTTTGTAATTTTCTTTCTGTTCTTTAACACGCTGGGCTATAAACTGTTTGTAGTTTCCTTTATACCCAAGCCTCTCTTTTATATCCGGCCAGTTATCTTCAGGAAACTGTGACTTAACAGTTTCAGGAGTAATAGCTTCAGCACCTAATTCATCTATATGAACAGGTTCCATATAAACATCGTCTGATCCAGCAGACCACTCAGGTCTTAAAGTAGCCATAACCTTACGATGTTCATCTGTTATGCCGTACACGTTTCTAGATTGAGTAAACAGTTGATCCATGCCAACAGCAACAGCGGACAGACCAGCAAGCCTTCGTAGTCCTGTAGCTGCCTGACGCATGTTACCTGTTCTCAATCCTTCTTGAAGGTCACGAACGCCATACTTGGCTACGTTCTTTGTAGTTCTCACGAGTTCTACAGGAAACAGGGTGTAGTTACCTACCACAGGAATTCTAGAAAACTGCCTGAAGAAAGCAGGAGCAGAGCCGTAAGTTGGCATGGTGTCCCTGACAATGGTTGCCGCTCTCTCGTTTATCTGTTTTGCAGATAGGTTGGGGAACATCGCTCTCTGTGCGGCTACTTCAGATTGAAAAGCAACAAGCTTTCCATACAAGTCTGGTTGTCCGTAAAGCCTACCAGCCTTTTCCATTGTTTTAGAAAAAGCCCTGCTTGCTATGTTTCCCTGCTTGTCTCCAAAGATACGTGCATTTTGAGCAATCATTTCGCCGGTTACATCTTGGTCAATAACTCCAAGACGTTTAAGCGTAGCTAGTGTTTCAATAGCTCTAGCGTCTTTCTTGATAACCTGTTGAGCTAGGGTGTTTATCTCTGATATAGCCCTCACATAGTTTTTAGGATTAAATCCATGACCATTAGCTACCATCATCTGAAGCATACCTGAGGTATTCAACAGGTAAGCAGGAGCATCTAGAGTAGTCTGGAGAGCCTGACCAAAGGAGGATATCTTAGACAGACCCCTCATTAGACCACTTGAGTTATTAACGTCGTATACATCAAGACCCCTTGAAATCATACGTGCAAAGTACTCACTAACTGCGGGGTCTTCAAGAATTCTTTTGTTATTAACACCTCCAAACTTACCCATAGCATCTCGCATCAGTTCACTCAGGTATTTATCTCCAGCACCGGCACCTTCCTTAAAAGTTTCCTTACGAGACGGAAGGAAGGGAACAAGACCGGGAAGCTCAAACTCTTTCCCTTTTGTCTGAGAGGCTATCCTCTGGATATCTTTGTAGTACCTAAGCTGAGATAGTACCTGACCTTGAGCCAAGACGGTCGATTGAATACCTTTGTAGGGGTCGTCAACCTGACCTAGAAAAGCTCTAAATTCTTCAGGTAAGTCCTTTCTTGCCAACAAGCTCTTGGCATTTGCCTCTGCAACAGACCTAGCATGTCTATCGCTTACACCATCAAACAAGCTACGATGCCAACTACCCTCAGTACCCCTCATGTTTTCAATGATGTTGTACATGACGTTAGCTCTCTGGCTTCTTGAAAGCTCATCCTCTGGGTCTATTAGTTTTATAACGCCATTGATCCTGTTTTCAAGAGAGGCGTCTGAAATAGTCTTTTTATTCTCATAAGCAAGGATTGCCTCTTTCATTCTCTTGTTGTCTTTAGGACTCAGAGCAGAAGAATACTGACGTGTTACATAGAAGTCCTGACCATCGGAACGAACTCCAAAGTTTCCATCCTTGTACCCAAGAATCTTTGCAATCTCAGCCTCATTCTGATTTATCAATACCTTAAAATCATCCACCAGTTCTTTTACGTTAGGGTTTATGTCACCCTTTCCTGTATTAAAGTAGGATTTAAAAACATCATCAGAAACTCCGTACCTCTTCTGCGCTCTCTGGAGTTCTTTAAGACGGAAGGTTACCTGAGTTTCAAAATACTTACGGCTGTTCTGAAGACTCAGAGCAGCTTGCATCATCTCATCATCGTCACCGATTCTTGGCAATGCTGCCCTTGAAGTAAGAATTCTACCAGTTCTCGTATTGATGTTTGCAACTGTCTCCGTTACAGGACGTAGACCAGAAGCTATACGCTTCCCTAGTTTAGTTTTGGCCCCTGTCTTAGCAGCTTCCATAGTTGCCTTAGGACCATATTTAGCAACTGTGAAAATTGACTGTACTACAGCATTCAAAGGAAGCTCAAGAAGAGCCGCATCTCCGTACTGTTTCAGAACTTTAGTTCTTTCACTGTCAGTTTCTGCAATGCGAAGTTCATTGGCAAGCTTTACAAATCCATCACCAAAAGGAATTTCTCTGGCAATGTAATCAAAAGTTTCTGGAAAGTTATCAACCAGTTCAGCGGATAGAATCAAGTCTTCAGGGCGAAGAGCAACATCTGCGGCAATAGAGGTAGCAGCAGTTCCCGTAGCAGTTCCTGTTCCTATAAGAACACGTTGCCTTCTTGACTGAAAATCTCTAGCCTTACCTCCCATCTGCTTGTTCATTTCAATGGCAATTTTCTTTGCCTTAGGAGCGCCAAACCTGTTCACAAGAAGTTCTAAAGTGTCTTTACTTACCTGTCTTCCAGCAGTAACAAGACCCAAATAACTTACGAGGGTAGCAGCTAATTCTTCATTTTCAGTAGTAGGATTAAGATTGTTTATAAAGGTAGAGACAGCCTGTCCAGTTTCAGATTGTTCTATCCTTTCCGCAGTTTCTGGAGCTAATACTTTTGTAATGTTTAGAAAAGTTTCTGGAAAGAAAGTTAAAAATTGTTCACCAACCTTTGCAAATATTTTACCGCCTGTTGCCCATGATTTTCCAAGTTCAGTTTGAGCGTTTGCAATCATTGCCATGTTATCAGAAGTTTTAGCCCTGTCAGCTATTCTTGAAAGAGCCTCCATTTCGCTCTTGAAGGGGTCTTCTGTTCTTAGTTCCTGATCTTCTGAAGCTTCAGGCGTAGCTGGAGTGTCTTCAGAAACAGGTGTTTCTGGAGTAATTTTTCTAACCACCCATTTAGAGCCGTCCCATATTGCTACCTCTCCTTTGTCGTTAAAGGCAGCATCTGTTGGAACCCACTTATTGTTCTCTAAACGAACAGCTTCTCTTGTTTCCGGGTTGAAAGCTGTATCAGACATTCTTAACCTTTATGGACCAAAACCGGGAGGAGGGGGAGGAGGATTTTTCTTTTTTCCTTTCTTAGGTTTTGATCCAACAGTTTTACCGCTATTCTTAGGAAATGTTTTGGCAACTGCTTGAAACCCTGCGTTTCCTCCTCCTGCGTCAACCCAAGCTTTTACTGCTTTTTCTATCGCAGCGTTTATCCTGTTACGACCGGCGGTATCTAGAGGTTGTCCATTTAAAGTTATACTTGTCTTCCCAGTTATATCAGTTGTAAACGTAGCATTTAAAGATTCTGCCGCTGACTTTCTTATTGCATTATAATCAGCAGCAGTCATTCCAGAATCTTTAGCTGCTTTAAGCAAATCTGCGTTTACTTTTCTTTCATTTAGTTTTTCTTTCTTCATGGACTGAGCCATAGTAAGAAATCC